TTAGGACAATGTCCCCAAGATACAAAAGTGGGGAGGGAACTCCTGAAATATATTGCGTAGAACTGTTAGGCGTAGTCATAGATAGCCCCCATGGCGCTCCTTAGTTCTAGGCAGTTGTAACGTGCAACAGCGCGTTGCACAATTTAAGTTTATCAGGAAACAGTTGGCAGCGAAGCAGGCCACGGAAAATTGCTTATGACCATGGGTTCCGGCCCCGGATCGTTGGGCATTTCGTCATCAACGTAAATTTCAATACCTTCAATTACGACCAGCAAGTCGTCTTTAGCCCTACCTCGAACTCGGTACATTGTTACTTGGTAGTACCGAGCGTCATAAAAGAACAGGTCATTTAGGTGGCGTTGATACTCAAAGACATCTGGAACGCCAGCATCTCGCATGTCGTCTACTGACAAAACAACGTTAACCACCTGCACCGGTTGGCGACCTTCTGGGATCGCTCGCTTAGTATCTTCAGTTTCTGTTATTTGAATAACCGGTATTGGAATTCCCTTTTGGTACCTTTTACCGCCAGATCCAGCTGGCCCTTCGTCGTATACATCGTCGTAGGTGCTGCCGCCAGCTCCAAATGCAACAAATGAAAACCATGTAATGAACTCACCCGTTTTCTTGTGATACTCCCGATACTGTTTTCGAATAAGCGATAATTCCCGCCGCGTATCCATGACTAAATACCGTAAATAGCAGAGGTGTTGGTACCTATTCCCGGCGGGGTGTCAACAAAAACGTTTTCAAGAAGTTCGTCATCTGATTGCTCAATACCAATAATCCCATCACTGACTTCTGGGAATATCCTTTCAATTGGTCCAACTTCCCCAAGTTCCCGAGCTTTATACAACGGAACAAGACGGTTGGTAGTTCTAGACACGCGACGAAGGTTCATTATTTCAATACGATCTAGACCAATGTTCAGAGACTTAGCCTGTTTTTCATAGGCTTTAGACCAGTACTCCAACAGACTTTGAACCATTCGGTAACGTTGGCTTGCCGGGATATGCACAGACTCTGAGGTCATTACGTCAATGTCGCGGCTATATTCAGTCAACAAACCCCAAAGAGCCTCAACGACTGCTCCCATTCCAATAGTGTCAATGACAATGTCGGACATGTTTTCCAAAGGAATTGGCAAATTATAAACATGTTGTTCGATAGAATGTGTTGCATAGAACTTTAAGTCACTAGGCAAAACCCATTCGTAGTAATACCCTTCCACAAGGATTTTTGTTGTAGAAGAAAAACTTGTGTTAAAACGGATAATTCCATTGCGTTGATCCAGCGAATAATAAGCATTTGCCGTTTTATCAGCGGTAATAGTTACTGGAGATCCGGTTGTGTATGTGGCTACCCAAAGACTATCGGCATCAATGTTTGGGCTGCCCAACTCATATGTTCTGCCTACGGTATCAAAAGACACTTGAAAGAATTTAGGAAAATCGCGCAAAAAGTTACGTGCGATATTAATAACTCTATCAACAACGTTTTTGTCAAACCTATTGATGTTTAGGTCTTCATGTGCCATGTATTAAGTTTACTTTAACTAGAAGGTTGGTCGCCAGAGCCTGCGCCGGGAACAGTGTCTTGCAATTGTTGACCAATTGCTGGTTGCTGTTCTCTAAATCGGGGAAAGGTAAATCGACGTACTTTTGTAATGTCTTGGACAGATCCAGACGGGGTTGGAAGTAGATCTTTGTCTCTCACAGCCCAGCCAAAAAGAACGGTTGCAAAGGCTCATCAGGACCTTGACCTGTATAGGTGGCTAAATTTTCCCAAAAGGCTCCTTGTTTGACATACAAAGAAGACTGTCCCGTGGCCGGAGAAAAAGAAGTTTGAACATAAAGATCTCCAGATGTTCCAACGCTTCCCGGAGCACTTGTCCCGCTTCGAATAACGGTTCCAATAAATTTACGCTTGTCTACAGAACTGGTTGCCCCAAACAGTTCACCCGATTTACGATAGAGCGCATACAGGGGCAGTTGAGACACGGTCAAATTTGGAAATACCGGATTGGTGGCATTGGCGGTCCCAGCAATAACATTCAAAACAAATGAGGAACCACTTTTCTCTGCAACTATTAAATCAAAACGAGGGTCGACAGCAGTTGCAGTCAGTGTTAACGTACCGCCAGGAACCGCAGCGTACTCACCGTTAATGAGAACCTCACCGTTCGTAAGGGTTACTGACCCGTCACCAGACGATGAGTAAGCGGCATCAAAACCATTAAAGACACCGTATTTGTTATTTCCTAATACGGTAAAGTCAAGCGAATCCGGTTCTGCTTGATCAAGGCTCTGGATTTGGGCCCCGAAGCTATTTGCATTGGGTACTGTAAATCCAGACATTTAAACCTCAAAGAGTGTCGTAAATATTCCCCGTGCTTTTCAGATAGTCGTACAAACCACGAGGGAGCTTGTATCGAGTGCCATCTTTAAAATCCCAAGATGCGCGTCCCCAAAACATCACCCAAGTTCCCTTTACACGTGCTGAGATTGTTTCTTCCGCCTCGTCGTCAATAACAACTGTCGGTTCAACAATTTCAACATCATTAGGTTCTGATTCGTCTTGTTCTACAAATTCTTTGATTACTTTCTTACGTGACATATTGTGTCCTTTTAGTGAGGTGTGTAGGGTGGATGGATTCACCCACCCACCCTAACACAAACCGAATCAGGCGATTGCGCCGCCCTTGGTGTTGATGACAACACGTGACTCGTGCGTGATCATGCCGAAGCCCCAGATTGCGTACCAAGCCAGACCGTGCTCACGACCGAAGTCAATGACACCACCGTCACGGAGTTCAACCGGGAGGGCAATGGCGTGACCGAAGGCATTGTCACCGATCATCAAGGCGCTGTACGAAGCGGCTGCGGGAGCCTGCGTACCAGCCGTTGAGCTGTCAACGTCAGCCGGGCCACCGCCCTGCTTGACCTGCGTGGTCTCAATGAAGACAACGTCGTACAAGCGGCCAATTTCACCGAGCATGAAGTTGCCCGGGGCAGCGTACTTGGTAACTTCAATGAATTCCGGCCAGTCACGGAGCGCACGGCTCTGCGACGGGTGGACGAAGCACACGTAGGTGTCGCCCAGACGCGGGATGTTCTGACCAGCCAAGATCTCAACTGAATCCTTGATGGTTGCAGGCGAGAGATAGCCAGGGCTTGCAGCGGTACCAAGTGAACCGGAGTTGTACGGCGACAGAGCATCGCGTGTGCTAGCTGCGTTGCGACCAAAGACCACTGACGGAGGAACAGCCGAACCGCCACCGAACGGCACCGCGTTCTGGTAAAGCGTGTTGCGAGCCTGGATGTCCATGGACTGTGCCATGTGACGACCAAGGAGGCGCGAAGCCGATGCCATCACGTCATCGAATGCTGCGTTCAGGAGCAGTTCAGTAACTGCAACGGCCTGACCGTGTTCCGAAACGGTGATTTGGATTTGCGAAGCCGAGAGAGCAACCGGCTCGAGACGAACACCTTCAGTGAGGGTCGCGCCGGTGGACTCGTTGACGCTCAGGTTCGTGTAACGCATGAAGTTGATCGTGAGACCCGGCATAACACCGAGTTCCGTCTTCTTCACTGCGAACTGCTCAAAGCGCAGAACGGGCATCGCCTGGAACAAGATTTCCTTGCTCCAAATTTGCTGGATTGCTGGTGAAAGCGTTGCGTCTGACGAGTAGCCCGTCGTCGTTACCGACGAGAGTCCCGCGCCTGTAATCGCGCCGCCTACTGGGCCTGGAAGTGCCATGTTAGATTCCTCCGAAAGTTAATGGATGTTTTATTAAAACCGACCTTTTGAGGATCGAGAATTAAGTAACCTGTCTCTCATTTTAACATACTGATCCATTGACATGTTGCGGATGTCGTCCGCAGTAAGCGTCTGGTATTCCGTTTGAGTTTCCATAGGTCCAACCGGTGGGGCCGAAACCGTCGCGCCTTTTACAACGCGGGGCGTGGTCGCCTGTTGAACACTAGCAAGTATAGCAGCGCTTCTCTGCCTCAATATATCAACTGATGCGTCGATCTCTTCAGGGCTGTTACCAGCAACAAGGTCAATGAGTTCCGGAATGATTGCTTCCTGCTCCTCATGCATACGACGTTGGCGGTAGGTCTCCAAATCCCGCAGGGAGCGTTCTTTTTCGAGCAGTGCCTGCTGAGCTTGACGTTCCTGCTCAATTTGAGCAAAACGGTTCTGCCACTCTGCGTCAATGTTTTGGATTTTGGCGTTGAACTCATCCTCTTTCTTGGACAGAAGCTCTTTGGCGCTCAACTCCTCAAATTCACGCTTTCGGCGCTCTTCTTCTTCTTTACGTGCCGTTTCTTGAGCCTGTTTGATGGCATTTTCACGGTCACGAGCAAGTAGGGAAATCTGTTCTTCAAGCGCCTTGGTTCGACCATCGGCCTCTTCAATACGCTTGTACAGCTTGTCCTTTTCCTGCTTACGAATCAGCTCAACGTCTTCTTCAGAAAAGACGCGCTGCTTTTTTCCAGTGACCTCAGAGGCCTCTGCATGGAAAGTTTCTGTTGTCTCTACGGGGACAACAATTTCATCCGTTTCTCGCTTGCTCATAATTTCTCCTATGTGTTGTTAAGCGATTACTGACTGATATTAATTTACGTTTTATTTGTCTTCATCAGGTACACGACGTTGGGCGAACCTTGCGCCGTATGCCCTGCTAGTTATCTTGTTCATCAAATCCAGTTCGATGGGGTTAACCCCAGCGCCCGGCAGAACACCCCCACCTTGGGGATTTCCTGCACTATTAACATTAGCACCTCCGGCGGAGGTCGTTTGCATTCCAGAAGCTTCAGGCAACAAACCAGTAGCAAGCATCACCGCCTGACCAATTTGCGCACGTACAAGGTCAAGTGCTCCTTGATCAACAGCGTCATCCATAAGCTCGTCAAAGATTTCAATCATCTTTTCGTTCGGGAATTCTTCACCAAGTGCTTTCAACGCCCCCTTCTTAGATTCCAAACCAAGAGCCATTTTAGACTGAACTTCATTGAGTTTGATAAGGGCATCTACAGGCAACGGGTCTGGCCAATGAATTGTTGTCTTGTATGTGTTGGGGTCAGCCGGATCCAGTTGTGGCAATTGGTCCGACTCTGGTTCAGCTGATTGCGTTGGGTCATAGATCAATAATTGAGGCTCAAAAATTGCAGCAGTACGAATAATAATTTCGTTAAGACGCTCAAGACCCTGTGTAAAGTGGGTCTTCTTCATTTGATAACGATTCATTAACGGCTGGTATTGAATCGCCAAAGCCACACCGCTGGTGTTTGATACAGGCTGGAATTGTCCCAACGCAGTTTCAGGAACGCCAGTAATTTCGTGCATTGCTCGTTTTATCAGCTGAATGTATTCCAAAGCACCAGACATTTCTCCTCGAGATTCAAGATTGAATACCTGTGCGTCTTTGGGCAAACCTGCCCAAACTTTCTTAGGACCACGCTCAAGTTGACTTGCCTTAGCACCGGTAATAATGGTGACTGGAGCCGCGTGATAGTTAATGATGTCAGATACTTCCGTCATCTTTTCATTAAGTTCGCGGTTAAGTTGAATAATGTCCCAAATGTCTGACTGCCCCCAAGGCGATGAAGTAATTGTTACGTTGGGGATGTGCACAATAGGAACCATTCCCAAAGCATTTGGGTATTCGTCAATTAACTCATCGTTAATGTACTGCTGAACAGATCCATCAGTAAGGATTTCGGTAAATGTATATACCTGACGAGTTCCTTCTGGAGATGTACCCCAGAAACGATATTTAAGTTTAAAACGGATTAGACGCTCACGGTCATGCGGGTGGTATTCAGGAAAACAATGCGCTGGGTTAAGCGGAAGAATTCGAATACGACCAGCACGTGGCATTCCAGAAGCATCAACATACGGTTCGTCATAAGCAACTTTGACAAAGCAGTCACCGGTTACCGATGCAAGTTGCCCCATTTGCCAAAGCAAATAATGTTTATTGTTGTGGTTATCCCACACCTCATGCAACAATCTTGGAACGATTGCTTGGTTTTGTTCCGGAACTTTAAACTGAACACCTTTACCAAAACAAAAGTTGGTAATAAAGTCCGACATTGTACGAACGTAATTCATCGTTACGTTGTTGTCACCCATCTCACGACGGTATGACCAATGGTGTCCAAGATACCATGCCCACGCAGACGAATAGCGGTTTAAACGTGGGCCATGAACCTCAAACTCTTCATCAGCAAGTTCCACCAGACCCAGTGGGCTGATGGCAACAGTTAAGTCGCTAGATGCCGCCCGATAAGACGGTGACCAAAAGTCAATAGGCATTAATTAACCTCGATTAAGAAGCGATTACTTCTTCTTTTTT